CAAGAATTACAACAAAAAGCTCAAGAAATGACTTTAGATTTTGAAGCTAAGATAAAAGAAATGGCTTTAAAATATAATACTCAGTTAGACACAGCTAAAATTAAAGCAGATGCTGACTTAGATAAGATGATGATGTCAAATCAATCAAAGATTCTTGAAAAGGCACAACAATCTGCTAATATGTTCACAAAACAGGTACAAGCACTAAACGGAAACAAAAGACCAGGTGAGGAGATCGGAAGAAATCAGCCGATCCAACCAAGCCAAACAAATATTAGAGAATAAAATTTTTGTAGAGGCAATTGAATCTCTAAAAAAACTTTATTCTGAAGCACTACTTGAAAAAACTGGTGCTAAAGAAAGCGATACCAGAGAAAAACTTTGGATTGCTTATAATGTTGTTGGAAAAGTCGAACAACATCTTTCAACTGTAATCGAAACAGGGAAACTTGCAGAAAAACAGTTAGAAGATTTTAGAAAACAACAACTACAAAAAAAATTTTAACCAATCGGTTAGAATAAATCAAAGCCAAGTCATAAGACAGCTTAACCAATAGGAGGACTAATGTCTGACTCAAACCCATTGTTGACTAATGCAACAATACAAGGTGCTGCAAAACACATTGAAGGTTTAATGGACACCAAAGGTGTTATCAAAGAATCTCCAAAAGAAGCAGAACCAGTTGAACCGAAAGAAGAAGTGAAAGCTGAAGCTGAAGTTCAACAACAAACTGAAACTCAACCAGAGGAAACTTTGGAAGTTGCAGAACAAGAAGACGCATCTATAGATGAAAATGCGATTGAAGAACAAGAAACCGATCTACACCAGGTCATTGTGAATGGTGAAAAGATTGATGTTGACCTTGAAGAATTAAAAGCAGGTTATCAAAAGGATGCCGACTACAGACGAAAAACTGAGGAGTTAGCAATCGAAAAAAGAGAGCTTAAATCCGAAGAAGATCGTTTGAAAAATCAGTATTCAACTAAGATGGAAGATTTAAACTCTTTAGTTGCAACTTTAAATGCTGAGATTAACAATGATATGAACTCCAAAGAACTTGATGCTCTTTGGGATGAAGATCCAACTGAAGCTGCTAAAGTTGATCGTAGGATTCAAAAACGAAAACAAACGATACAACAAGCACAGCAAAAACTGAGAGAACATCAACAAGCTCAGTTTCAGGAAATATTAAAAGAAGAACAAAGAAAACTTCATTTAAGACATCCTGAGATAGCTGATCCTGTAAAGGGTACTGCAGTTAAGTCGGAGATTATGAATTATTTAAGTTCTAAAGGTTTCTCAAATGAGGATGTCGCTAGAATTTACGATTCAAGATATTTCGATGTAATTATGGATGGGATGAACTTTACAAAATCTAAATCAGTTAAACCTGGTTTAGTTTCTAAAAAAGTAAAACCTACTAAATTTGTTAAGTCTGGTGTTAAAGCAACCAAAGAAGATTTGGATAATAAGTCAAGGTTGGAGAAAGTTAAAAAGCTGAAACGATCAGGAAGTCCAAAGGATGCAACTGATTTGTTGATGCGTTATTTATAAACCAACAACCAAATAGGAGAAAAAAATGGCTGTTTATAAAACATACGACACAGTTGGCATAAGAGAAGATTTGGCAGATATTATTTATTCAATATCTCCAACTGAAACACCTTTTATGTCTGGGATTGCTAAAACAAAAGCAACAAATACAACGCATGAGTGGCAAACAGATGCTTTAGCTGATGTAGCTGCTAATGCTGCAGTTGAAGGTGCTACGATTTCTTATGGAACTCAAAGTGCTACAACTAAAGAAAGTAACTTCACTCAAATCTCTACTAAAGCTGTTCAAGTATCAGGTACAAATGATGCTGTAACATCTGCTGGTAGAAACAATGAGTTAGCTTACCAAGTAGCAAAAGCTGCGAAAGAGTTAAAAAGAGATATGGAAACTGCTCTTTTATCTAACAATGCTAAAGTTGCTGGTGATGCTTCAACTGCTAGAGAACTAGGTGGTTGCCAAACTTGGATCGAAACCAATGTATCTGCTGGTGCAGGTGGTTCAGGTGCAGGTAATGGTGCTGCTAGAACAGATGGTACTCAAAGAGCTTTTACTGAAGATCAGTTAAAAGAAGTATTGAGAAAATGTTACAATGAAGGTGGAAACCCTAATATGATTATGGTTGGTGCTTTCAATAAGCAAAAACTATCTGGCTTTACTGGTGGTTCAACTAGATTTGACCAAGCAGAAGACAGAAGATTAGTTACTTCTATTGATGTATATGAATCAGACTTTGGAACATTACAAGTTGCTCCAAACAGATTCATCGGAGGTGCTAACGCAACTGCTGCTAAAGTAGGACAAGATGCTCTAGTATTAGAGATGGACTACTGGGCAGTTTCTTTCTTAAGAGATTTTACTCTACAAACTCCAGCTCAGACTGCAGACGCAGATCAGAGATTTATGTTAGCTGAGTACACTCTTGAGTCAAGAAATGAAAAAGCTAGTGGATTAGTTACAGACTTAACTACTTCATAATAAATAATTTGTGGTGGGGGAGAAATCCCCCATCATACTTAAATCAACAATTTTGTTTGGTCTTTGAAGATTTTTAAAGTCGGAACGAAGCAAATAAATAGGATAAAAAATGAGAACACTTAACGATTATTTTATAACTGCTGAGATAGAAGATATTTCAACAGCTTCATCAACTTTTGTTGCTATCCCTGATGGTGGAAAAGTAGTTAAAATTTTAACTGCTTTACAAGGTGCTATTTCAGGTGCTAATGCAGCTGTTACTTTTGAAGTTGGTGGTACTGCTATGACTAACTCTGCTATTACTGTTGCACACTCTGGTTCTGCTGCAGGTGATGTAGATACATCTGAGCCAAGTGCTGCTAATAGAGTTGAAGAAGGTGGAACTATCGAAATGATTACAGATGGTGGTTCAACTGGAACTGCAAAACTTCTTGTTACTTTTGTAATTAGAAGATAATATCAAATTCTGGGGGGATCTTGCCTAGCCGGTACTTCCCCCCTACAAATTTTTAAGGAGAAAACTATGAGTTTTAATTATGGATTAAGACCTACAACAGTTCAGATGATTACCTTAACAGATGGTACATCTACACAATCAGCAGCTTTTGGTTCACAATCAGAGTATGTAAGAATTTGCTCAAATGCAGATGTTCATATTTTATTTGGTGCAAACCCAACAGCTACAGCTAATAGTATTTTTATTCCTGCTGACGAACCTGAAATTTTTAAAGTTTCACCTGGTGAGAAAGTAGCAATCATTGGTGCTAATGGTAATGATATTTCTGTTGCTGAAATGAGTGCTTAGTGGCTAAACAAAAGTTTGTTCATTTTGTTCCAAGACCTAAGCCAAAGAAAAGACCTGGCAAACATAAAAAATCTCAGAACAAAAATGAGAAACGACAAAAGAAACAAAAAAGATATAAAGGTCAAGGCAGATGAAAAAAGATATTGAAATAGATGGTTTAAAAAAAACTACCTACATGAAAGATGACATGGAAGGTAAAATTGTAACCAAAGAAGAAGTCAATATTAAACCTCACTTGCAACACAATAAAAGATTACTAAACCTTAATGATGGGTATAGTAAATCTAGGGATATGAAAAGAGTAGCAAGTATTCCAACTATTGCTTTGCAAGTTTGGGCAAAAGAATATAATGGTAGTAATAACTGGTTTGGATTACCAAAAGATGTTCAAAAGAATATTTTAAAAAAGAAGTTAAACTCTAATGAGTTTAGATATTTCAGAACTGCAGAAGGTAAATTATAATGGCATTAAATACATACTCAGCTTTAAAAACATCAATTGCAAATTGGTTAAATAGATCAGACTTAACATCAGAAATATCTGGTGATTTTATTGTTCTTGCAGAAAAAGATTTTAATTCAAAATTAAGAATTAGAAAAATGATTACAACTGATAGTTCTTTTACTATCGATTCTGAAACAGTTGCTTTACCAAGTGGATTTTTACAAGTTAGAGATTTTTATATTTTAAATGGTGGTACTAAGTATGCTTTAAAATATATTACTCCTGCTCAAATGGATCAAATCAAAGGTGGCTCTATGAGTGGTATGCCAAGTACATTTACAATTATAGGTGATAACTTTAGATTTGCACCTGCACCTGCTAGTTCATATACCGGTGTTATAAATTATTACAAAGAGTTTGATCCTTTATCAGATTCAAATACTACAAATTATATCTTATCAAATCACCCAGCTATCTATTTATATGGTTCACTATATCATGCTGCTAATTTCTTAGGTGGCATAGAACCAAGTCAAGCAGCTCAATGGGAAAAGATGTATCAAACAGCTTTAGAAAGATTAGACAGAAATGACAGAGAAGATCAATATGGTAATGCACCTTTACAACAAAGATCCGATGTAACAGTTGGTGCTGCCTTTACTGATAGTTCAAGAATTTCTATAACTAACAATAGTTAAGGATAATAATGCAAGTACCTTTTGGAGAATGGCTACCAGATCAACCTGAGCATCTAAATCCAGGTGCGAATGTTGCAAACAATGTGTATTTTGCAAGACAATCTTATAAACGATTTCCTTCATTAGTTAATTATTCAACAAATAATATTGGTGCTGATAGTAGAGGTGCAGGTTCATTTAGAGATAACTCTAATACTGTATTTAACTTTGTTGCAACTAATACAGACTTATATCAATTAGATGGTGGAACATTCACATCAAGAAAAGGATCTTTAACTGGAGATAATGATGACTTTTGGACATTTACACAGTTTGGTAACTATGTAATTGCAAGTAATGGTGTTGATGCACCTCAATATTATTTAATGGGTACATCTACTAACTTTGCAAATTTATCTTCAATTGCAACATCTGGTACTGTACCAACATTTAAAGTTTCAGGTGTTATAAGAGATTTTTTAGTAACTGGTAATCACACTAATAACTCAAATAGAATACAATGGTCTGGTATTAATGATATTACAACTTGGGCAGCAGGAACTAAACAATCCGATAGTCAAGACTTACCTGGTTCTGGTGGACAAATAACTCACATAACATCTGGAGAGATTTCTTATATTTTTAGACAAAACCAAATAGTTCGTATGGACTATGTTGGGGGTGCAACAGTATTTAGACTTTCAGTTATTTCACCTAATAGAGGAGCTGTATATGGTAGAACAGTTTGCCAAGATAATCGTAGAGTATTTTTCTATGCAGACGATGGATTTTTTGAAATCAATGGCGATCAAGTTATTCCAATCGGTGCAGAAAAAGTTAATAGACATTTTGATACCGATTTAAACAAAGCATTTAGTGATAGAATATGTGCTGCTGTCGATCCATTTAATCAGTTAGCATTATGGTTATATCCTTCAGCTTCCAATACTGCTAATACAACTGGTATTTGTGATAAAGTTTTAATTTATAATTATGCAACTCAAAAATGGTCAACTGCAGATGCTAATGCTAGTACCATATTTTCACAATTCGTTGGTGCATATACAGTTGAGTTAATGGATATTATATCTCAAAACTTAGATAATATTAATATTGCTTTAGATACAGACTTTTGGAATGGTGGACAATTATTACTAGGTGCTATTGATAATAATTATAAAGCTGCTATTTTTTCAGGTACTGCAAATGAAGGTGAAATAGAAACTTCAGAAATAGAGTTGTTTCCAGGACTAAGATCGAATATAATAGGAATTAGACCAATTGTAGATGCTACAGCTTCTGTTACTATTAAAACTAGAGATAGACTAGCAGATGATGTAACTGAATCTAGCTCAGTTAATATGAACTCTACAGGTATCAATCCAGTCAGACAATCTGGCAGATATATTAAAATTAATGTTAAAATACCTAGTGGAGGTGTTTGGAAAGATGCTCAAGGAATTGATCTAGTTGCCTCAAGAGGAGGG